CCTTGCAAACCTTGTAAGCCTTGTAATCCTTGAGTTCCTTGAACACCCTGTGTACCTTGTGCTCCCTGAATACCTTGTGCGCCATTTATTCCAACAGTTCCATTAGTTCCCGAAGAACCTTGAATACCTTGAATACCTTGCAAACCTTGTGCTTGATTAAATCCTCCGCCTTGCAAACCTTGTAAGCCTTGTAATCCTTGAGTTCCTTGAATACCTTGTGCGCCATTTGCTCCTGGAGATCCTGCAGCACCTGCAAGATTTACATACCAAGGATTTGGAACAGATCCATAAGTTCCAGATCCAATAAAACTATTTTTAACAAATATTAAATTATTTGTTGAAGCAATTCCATTATATGAAACAACTGTTCCAGATTGTACATTGCTGACATCATATGCAATTGTAATTGTTTGTCCTGGAGTATATGCTAGTCCAGTTCCAACAGTTATTGTTTGTTGTTGTTGATTTGATGATAATGTAAATGAAGTAGGGGAAGTTGTTGCATATAAATCTCCACTTGCGCCAGCAGATCCTGAAGTTCCCGTCGCACCTTGTAAACCTTGAAAACCTTGAATGCCCTGAGTTCCTGATCCTTGAATTCCCTGTACACCCTGTATGCCTTGAACACCTGATCCCTGAATTCCTTGCAAACCTTGTGTACCTTGTGCACCTTGCGTTCCTGATCCTTGTGAGCCTTGTGTACCTTGCAAACCTTGTACGCCTTGAATACCTTGAATTCCTTGTGCACCCTGTGTTCCTGTTCCTTGAACACCTTGTGTGCCTTGCAAACCTTGTAATCCTTGAGTACCTTGTAGCCCTTGAATTCCCTGTACACCTTGTGTACCTTGCAATAAAGTTGCAGGAGCCCACGAGCGGACACCTGATGTAGTAGAAGTTAATACTTGATTTGCGGTTGATGGTACGCCTAAATCTGGCTCTGTTTCAGATAAACCAATATAGTTATATCTGTCTGCATTTTGTGCAGCTTGTAAAGAAGGGGTTTTTTTTACTTTACCTGATAAATTTTTAGCCATTAGATGTTTCCAATATACTTAATACAATTTGGAGAGTGCTATTAGCGCTTGCATAAGCGTAAACTTGATCTCCTGTCATAACAACAAGTTTTCCAGATGTGACAGAAACAGAATCATTACCTGGTACTGAAAAACCTTGTATTAAAGAAATATTGGTAGGAGTAGTACTTGCGGCTGTAGCTGTTGCTATATTATAATAAGAAAATGTTGCTTGTGCTGCAGAAGAAGTTATATTGCTAATTTGAGCCATAAGAATGATAGATGTAAAACCAGTTGGGGCGGTGTATAAAAGCTGACCATAAGCACTACTACCAATAGTAGTCAAAGTTGTTGTAAACGTTTTAAATGTGTTTAATTGTGTTACTGCCATTTTCTTTACCCCTCAAGCGCCAGTATATATGGTGTCATTATAGCAAATAGACTTTTATTAAAGGCTGTACCACTAATTGTACCCGAAGCTTGATTAATTACTAAATTGGGACCAATTTTGAAGTTTCCTTTTTGGTCTGTGCTGGTAAAGAATATTTGCCCTCCGCCACTTGTTACGGTTTCTGCATTTCCCGTAATAAATTGTCCGCCTAATTGTGGCAAAGATGTTGCTGGATCTATTCCATATCCGCAATATTCAAAGGTATGCCCTGAAGCAACAATTCTACTATTTTGATAAAATTTTGCGGTAGTACCAGATGAAATTGTTGTTGTTATATTTGATGTTAAGTTAATTGTTGCTCGGCCACCAGATAGCTGACTTGCAATACTATCTATAGTGTAGTATGTTGTTCCATTATCAAATGTTACAACATTGTTTGCATATGGAGTTTGGCTTAAACCACTAATTACAACCGTTGAATCATTTATATTAATTGTATTTGCTGCTGTTCCTGAATATAATAAAGAACTTACTCCTGCTGCTTTTAAACCAATATTTCCAAAAGATGAATCTGATCCAATAAGGGAACAAAATCCTCCAGATTCGCAAAGAACTCCTACATCTGTAAAAATTGTATAAATAGAAACTAATTGTGCGTATCCTTGATTAACAATATGAATACCAGTTCCACCATAATTAATTTGAGTATACTGACCAGCAACCATTGATTTATTTCCAGTTACTTTACTACCATCAATATACATTCCTTTGCCGCCAGTTGAAATTGATGAACAATTATATACATAAGGGCTTCTTGTAATAGCCCCCGCAGAACCATTTGGATTATAAGATACTGCAGAAGCACCTGATGTATGACCTTTAAATGTAACTTCAGAAATGTATACACCATTGTTAAGATAAAAAATGTCAGAAGTTGTAGTTGATGGTCTAATAGTTACTGATCTTAAGCTATCACCAATAACTGAAACACCTGTAGGAATTGTAACTGGATTTACTTCTGTATACTCCCCGCTTTTTACAAAAACAGTTGTGCCATCAGTTGCAATTGCAAGTGCTGCTTTAATTGTTAAAAATGCTGCTCCAATTGTTGTTCCATCATTTCCATCATTTCCAGTTTTAGCAACATATAAAACTTTTGTTGTAGCATTTGCTACACCCGAAGATCCCTGAATTCCTTGCACACCTTGTATGCCTTGAACACTATATCCTTGTATACCTTGAACACCTTGAACACTATATCCTTGTATACCTTGAAAACCTTGTACACCTTGAACGCCTTGTATACCTTGTAAACCTTTTGGTCCTTTATTTAACGATAGATATGCATCAAGTTCTGATGCCAAACGAAAAATATCTCTAGGAACGTCTGGGGAGTCCGTGTAGGCGGGATAATTAAACTGTGCTCCAGAAACGGTTTGAAGATTACTAGTATAACTGTATGTAGGACTCATATGGTATAAGTATACCAAAATATTAAATAAAAGCGTTTATTCAATATTTAAAGTTTTTTTAAATTTTCATTTATAGCTGTTTTATACTGTTCTGGTATGTCTTGTTTAAGAAGTTTTTCAAAAATATCTTTTGATTCATCCCGCCGACCCAGCCACCAAGCTGACACACCTTTTTCAAACTCAAGGCAATATTCTCCATAGTATTCAACATCAACAGGAAGAGGTTCAATTCTGGATGTATGCATCAATCCTAATTCTGCAAACAAATAACATTGTTGCCATTTTTGAGATTTTTCATAATACCTGGAAAGTACAAAGTATGCTTCTGGTCTTTTTGGCAAATATTGAATGGCTTGAAATAAAGCATTTTTTAATGTATGTTCCCGATTGCTTTGATCGTCCATACAATATGACATTCTAATTAATGAAGCATAAACTAAATTTGGATGCGTATCATATCCATATTCTGCAGTTCTTAAATAAAATGACATTGCGGCTGCAGTTTGACCAATTAATTCATACTCTCTTGCAATTTTAAAATTATGTTCTGGATTAAGCATATCTGAAGATGCTAATTCAATTAACTCTTCAATTGTTGCCATATGATATTGCCTCCTGTATCATTTCTTCTATTAATGTATTTGTAATTTTAAGTACAAAAGCTGCATTATCGCTAAACCCAAATGTTAATAATAAATTATCATCTAGTACCGCCGCACCAGAACAAAATTCAACACATGCATCTAAAAATGAAAACTTTTCTGGTGATAAACCAATTAAATTATAATTTTCATCAAAAACACAAAGTCTATGTCGGTATAATCCATTTTTTTGATTAAGGTAGTTATTCCATAATCCAACTTCATGGGTTACAGAAAGATAATAATTATTCCAACGAACTAACTGAGTCCCGCCTCTTTGATCTGCTGGAACATCAAATGTATTTGTTAGTGACACCTGCTCACATCGGGCGGGAAGTTCTGGATAAGTTCTTACAATTTCTGTAGGTGCAGTCCATTTAACAAAATGATATGGTTTGTCTAATATTGGGTACCAATTTTTTTCACAATATGATTCATCAGTTCCTGGGGCTGGAATTCTTAAACGAGATATTTCTTTGGCTGTCCATTTATCTTTATTTATTTCAATTTCAGATAATTCCATACGACCTTGACCGTTTTCAGTAGTATCTCTACGAACTCCTGCTAAATAATATTTGCCTTCCCATTTAACTAAACGTCCATCTTCTAATCCAACAAATTCCCAAAGGGGCGGGACGTCAAGAGCACTAGTATCAATTAAACAATAATCAGTCATATTTAAATTTTTATCTAATCTACATAAATAATTATATGTTCTAAGATTCATATCTTTTTCTGGATGCAAATATGCTAAAGGTCCCCAAGGTGAAGGAAATTTCATATTTTTTTCAGCATGATAAAGCGAATAATTAATATGTCTAAGATTGACAAGTATGTCGCCATCATCATCTATAAAAATGGCGGGATTTGTTAAGCCAGTTCCTTTAACTAATCCCTCTTTAATAACAATAGGGACTAATTTACCCCCAGCATTTATTGCTCTTTGAACTAAATTCATATACTGATTATATACTACTGAATAGGTTCTTGTAAAGTAAGTTGAGATGCTTGATTAATTAAAGCATTAATTTCTTCTTGAGTTAATCCCGCATCAATTAATTTTTGTGTACCAGAATTTACTGGATCTATAGGTGCGGGAGGTGTAAAAGTATTTGTTTCTTTATCATATGTCCATCCAATTCCCGCTGGATTATCAGATGTATATTCAATTAGTTCTACACCTAATGCATTAGATGCATCAATTGGATCATCAGCAACTATTACATTAGTTACTGTATCTCCGCCCATTACTGCATATGTTCCCATTTTATTCTCCTTATACTATACGATTAACGTAACCTGAAAGCGCAATAACGTTAGCAGCTGATGCGTAGGCATAAATTGCAGAGTTATTTACAGAAGATGTGTTATTGGATAAAATTAATCCTGGCGTAATAAGAGTTAAGCCAGATTGGGCTGGTATAGTAATAATCTGTTGTCCAGATATAAATGGAGATGCGCCTGTCTGAGCAATTCCATATTGAAGGGTTAACTGAGTAGCGGCGTTAGATAGGTTGTTTGCATAAAGCCAAACTTCATCAAGACCAGTACCTGTGTTGTTATGAATAAATGTACCTACTGTTGGAGATGCTGTAGCCGTACCAGTTTGA